TATCTAGCGTCATCTAGCGAGCACTCAATGGCAACTGTGCCACCGTCAGGTATCGGGTCTGTGTAATGCAACTGAGGCCACACCCCTGGTTGTATCCATGCCTTGTCACTAGCAACCCACAGATTGCAACTGGCGCGCAAAAATGATGCTCGATCAGGGTTCTCGGACTCGGCCTCAATAGTTTTCATTGTCAATGTCGTGCCAAGTCAGGATTATCCCGAATGGGTCTAACCAGCCTGAACTGGCGGTAACTGGTAGAGCGCAACCAAGATTAGAGACTGTGTGGCCTGAGCATGCCGGGTCATTCATTGACGGTGTTAGGGAATTTGCTAGGCAGTATCTGCAGGTTGAGTTAATGGATTGGCAGATGCGCGCGCTGCAGGGTCAACTGCTTTTTGATGAGCAACAAGATTTAGTTAACCGTGTTTCGCTTGTTTCTACGGCTCGACAAAACGGCAAGACCGTTGCGCTTATGGCGCTTGTTGGTTGGTGGCTTACTGAGATGCCTAAAGTGCGTGGCGCTAAGCAAACTGTGTTGACGGTCGCGCACAGACTTGACTTGGCGGTCATGTTGTTTGACAATCTTGCGCCGATATTAAACAAATATTTTGACGCGTATTTAATGAAATCGTACGGCCGTAATTCGGTGTCTATGCCTGACGGGTCTAGATGGTTTGTGCGTGCCGCCAATAATTCTGTGGGTCACGGCATGAGTTGTGATCTGATTGTGGCTGACGAGATGTGGGATATTGGGCGCGATGTAGTTGATGGCGGTTTAATACCAGCGCAACGCGCCAAACGATCACCGCTACTTAGTTTGTGGTCTACTGCTGGCACAGAGGCAAGTACCGCGATGCTCAAATGGCGTGAACAAGGTTTGCGCGCTATCGACACAGGCCACACAAGTAGTTTCTATTTTGCGGAATGGTCGCCACCACCTGACATGTCACCGCTAGACCCGGCATCGTGGGCGTGGTCAAATCCTGCACTAGGCACGACACTGACGATGAAAACTATTGAGTCCGAATCCGAGAACCCTGATCGAGCATCGTTTTTGCGCGCCAGTTGCAATCTGTGGGTCGCCAGTGACAAGGCTTGGATACAGCCGAATGTGTGGCCACAGTTGCTATACACAGACCCGATACCTGACGGTGGCACAGTTGCCATTGAGTGCTCGTTAGATGACGCACGATATTTTGGTGTCAGGTGTGTTGTGTTGCCTGACCATCGCACAGTCGCCACAGTCGAGTTTGTAGTCGACACATTTGATCAAGTAATGGCCGAAGTTGACCGACTGTGCAACACTGGCGCGGTACGGTTTGCCATTACGCCAACTATTGATTTGCATTGGCCAGTCGCGTTAGAACGTAAACGCATTGTGGTTGGCTATGGCGAGATCCTCAAATTTACGCCACGCATTAAAGCAATGATTGGCGAGAAACTTATTTTGCACACAGGCGAACAAATGCTGGCCGAGCATGTGCAGCGCGCTGTAGCGGTCAGGTCACAAAACAGCATTGCACTATCTAGCCAACGATCACCAGGGCCTATCGAGTTAGCACGATGTTTAGTGTGGGCTGCAGCGCTTGCCAGCCGACCAACTTCAAGCGGAAAACCTATGATCGTGGTTGCGTCACGCTAATCTGTTCGTGGGTGGCTGGTCGTTTCCTGCTTTCTCGGTCGTTTGCGACCAGCACCTAATACACCACGCGCTACAAGTTAGGTGGCATACTTAAAACATGGCACGCACTTTGATTGAATTTATTGGCGACAATATTCGCGCACAAAAATCTGCGCCAAGTAAAGCGGCGGCGGCTGGCGGAATGTATCAGAGTGTCAACAATGGTGGCGCTGGCATGATCGGTCAATATTATTCTTATGTTGAGGGTGACGCGCGCAATCGTGCAATTAGTGTGCCGACAATTAGTCGAGCGCGCGATCTTATGGCATCAGTGCTTGGTTGCATGTCGCTAAAAATGTATACCGAAATTTGGAACGGTAACGAAATGGAAAAAATTCCGCTAGCGCCGCGCACTTGGCTACGCAGAATTGACCCTGCAGTGCCAAATTCGTTTTGTCTTAGTTTTTTATTTGATGATTTATTTTTTTATGGTCGGGGTTTCCTGTATGTGACTAGCAGGACTTCCGACGGGTTTCCTGCTTCGTTTACTCGACTACCTGCAGCAATGGTGCAAACATTAGATCAGGCTGGCCCAGTGTGGTTTGCACCGTCAAAACAAATAATTTTTCAAGGCGCTGAACTTGACTACAACGATGTAGTGCAATTCTTGTCACCAATCCAAGGCATTATCTACATGTCAACACAATCAGTTGCTACCGCGTTAAAACTTGAACAGGCACGCTACCGCAACGCCAGCAGCGCAATCCCTGCAGGTGTGTTGCGTCAAACAGGCGGCGAGCCACTATCGGCACAAGAATTAGCAGACCTAGCAGGCGCGTTTAATTTGGCGCGCGAAACAAACCAGACTGCAGCGCTAAACGAATTTGTGACCTACACCGAGACGCTGACAAGCCCTGACAAAATGTTGTTAATCGACTCGGCAGAATTTCAAGCAATGGAAATGGCGCGACTGTGCAACATACCGCCATACCTTGCTGGCGTGTCTGTCGGGTCGTACTCGTACCAGTCAAGCAGTGAAGCGCGCATGGATTTGTGGACATTTGGCGCTAAGGCATACGCCGAATGCATCGCCAGCACACTAAGCATGAACAACGTGCTACCGAACGGCACATATGTTGAATTTGACGTAGAGAAATATTTGTCAGGCGAGTACGCAATGGGCGACCTACGAGAAACACAAACCGAAACCGAAATTGGAGTATCCTAAAATTTATGATCAGATTAATCCCTTCACAGATCACGGTTGACGCAGCGGCGGTAGAGGGCCTAGCGCCGCGCTCAATCTCAGGCGTGGCAGTAACCTACGATGAAACAGCAACAGTTTTAGACGGCACTAAAGTACGATTTTTGCAAGGTGCGTTGCCAGTTGACGGTCGCGACCCGAAACTTTATATGCAGCATGACAGCAACCAAATTGTTGGCAAAGTAGTTGACCGGGTAGACACCGCGCAAGGCATGATGTTTACAGCCAAGATCAGCGCTACTCGACTAGGTGACGAGGCTTTGACGCTTGCAAATGACGGTGTTATTGACGCTGTATCGGTTGGCGTGAACCCGACAAAGTTTAGTTATGACGATGACGGCACAATGGTTATTGAGTCGGCCGACTGGTCAGAATTGTCGCTAGTCAGCGAGGGCGCGTTTAGCGGTGCGGTCATTACACAAGTTGCAGCGAGTATCCCACAAACCGAACCCGAATTAGAGTTAAATAAAGTTATACCTACACAGGAGAAAATCATGTCAGATCAAATTGAAACACCAGTAGTCGAAGCAGCACAATCAACTGTTGACAAGTTGTGGGCTAAGCCTGCACGCGAGTTTGCTATGCCAACACCGGGCGAATATCTTGCAGCAATGCACATCGGTGGCGACACACTTATTAATGTTCAGCAAGCAGCAAAAGCAGCTGCGATGAAGCGTCAATCAGCATTGCAAGCAGCGGCTGGCGACATTCTTACAACCGACACACCGGGACTCTTACCAGTACCTGTACTTGGGCCACTGTTCCAAGACTTGAATTTTGTGCGACCAGTTGTCACAGCATTTGGTGCGCGCGCAATGCCGAACACACCAAGCAAAACATTTGTGCGACCAACAATCACAACGCACACCAGCGCTGCAACACAAACCGAAGGCAGTGCAGTTAGTGCAACAACAATGGTCATTGCATCAAACACAGTTACTAAAACAACTGTTGCAGGTCAGGTCACAATGACTCGACAGGACATGGATTTTACTGATCCAGCAGCAATGAACTTGGTGCTAAATGACTTGGCTGGCGAATACTTAATTTCGACAGACAACATTGCAGCCGATAACTTGGTCTCAGGCAAAACAGCATCAGGTTCAACTTGGACTGTTACTGCTGGCGACCCGACATCATTGATTAACTCGCTTTATGACGCGGCACGCGAAATAGCAGAGGACAGCAACTACTTCCCTACTCACTTGTGCGTGTCACCTGATGTTTGGGAAAAACTTGGTTCTCAGTTGGACTCAAGCAAGCGACCAGTACTCGGTTACACCACAGACGGTGTAGTCGGACAAAATGCGCTTGGTCGAGTCGGCGGTCTTGGTTATAACACCATGAACGTAATGGGACTCACACTGGTTGTTGATAACAATTTTGCATCAGGCACAATGCTTGTGGTGTACGCACCAGGCTTTGAAATTTACGAAGCACAGCAAGGCGTGTTGTCTGTTGATGTACCGTCAACACTTAGTCGCACATTCAGTTACTACGGTTATTTCGCAACATTTGTTGCCAAGTCATCGTTTATTCAAGGCATCGTAATCGCCTAACCATAGGCGGCAACACCGCTTATGGCAACTTACAAAACACAAACCAAACAGTTACTAAACAACTACGCCTGCATTAGCACGCTCGAAGCAACGGAAATTGCTTTAGGCGAGTCTGTAGCGGTGTCAGGTTTGGCAGCGCCTTTTACTGGCACATTCACTGTGCTTGCATTACCGCAATACAAATACATTGGCGTTGACGGCACAACTGGCGAACTGCTATTTGACGAAAACATTGCAGTACCTAATCAAGTGCTGTATGCGTGCACTGGTAGCGCTGTTGAGTTTGTTGTGGACTATTCCGGGACTGTTACCTACACGCAGACCTGCACATGGGTTACGGCGGCGCAAATTTTGACATATCTTGGTATTGCGACCGCGACCGCTGACGACACAACATTTGTGACACAGTGCGCTAGCGCTGCTAACCAGTTTTGTTATCGCAGACGGCAAGAGGTCGGCTATTTTGATGCGCTTGCAACATCGCCTAGCGGTGATTGCACACTGGCCACGATCATGTACGGTGCGGCGCTCTACCGCCAGCGCGGTGGCATAAGTGACTTTGCCAGTTTTGATGGCATGTCTGCAGGCTCGACTAACGGACTATCACCAATCGTTAAACAACTGTTAGGTGTCGACAGACCGCAGGTTGCATAATGGCGGCACAGGCCTACACCGATCTGTTTAACACGGCCATTAACACGCTGGCCACCAAACTAAACACGATCACAGGGCTTGTGTGTGTTACTGACCCACGCAACTTGCAGCCGCCATGTGTACTGCTAGACGCGCTCTCATTCACGGCATTCAACAACAACATCGTTGACTTGTCTATACCGGTCACTGTTATTAGTCTCGGGCCGAGCAACGCTGACGCATACCGCAACGCGCTTAATGTCGCAGCGCTGGTATTGGCGGCCAATGTTGCGGTCACTGACGGCAGACCCACCACACTGACTATCGGCGGTGTTG